ACGACTCAATCTTTACGAACAGCAGACCTCGGCGCAGGGCCCTCGCGCCTCGGGTGCCGACTTCGGTGCTGCTCCGGCGCAGGCCCTTGAGGGTGCGGGTAACGAGATGCTGAAAATCTCAAACCGTATTCAAGAACGCGAGGATCTGAGCGAGCGTCAACGGCTGCGCGAGTCTTTCGAGGAAGCGGTTGTTCCAATGCTGGACGACTTCAGCAAGCGTCAAGACATCAGCAGCAAGGAGTCCATTCCGCAGTTCCAGCAGGCGCTGAAGCAGAAGCGTCAAGAACTGGTGAGCAAGCATGCCGGGAATCCCGAGAGTCGGGCAAAACTGGAAAACCAACTCGACAACTTGGTGTCGCAGTACACCAAGAGCGCCATTGGGACCAAGATCAAGGCGGATCAGGAATTGATGGTCCGAACCCTGAACCAGCAATTTGACAAGTCAGCCCTCGACACCGACGCCGCTCCCGACATCTGGAGTTTCGCCAAGGACGAGAATCTCATGCTGGTCGAGGAGATGCGTCCGGGTATGTCGCAGGACCAGTATGTTGCAGCGAAGCGGTTGGCGTATGCCAAACCGTTGCAGTCGGCTGTCAAGTCTCACCTCGCGCAACGCAACTGGGAAGGTGCCGAGGCGATCATGAGGGACGAGAACTTCTCGAAGTTTCTGACAGCCGAGGAGGCGATTCCGCTGCGGATCGACATTGCCGTGGGGCGCGGGAAGGCTGAGAAGGAACGTGCTGCTGTCGAGACCAATGTGCGCCAGTGGGAAGCGGTCACGGGGTCCAAGATCGACCCGTCGAAGTATGCCGAGTTGCCCGACTTCAAGAGCGCCCCGGCCGCGCAGAAGATTGCATCACATCAGTTGATCTTCAGGGTGCCGCCGACCGAGGAGCAGAAACTGAAGTACTTCGGCCTCGACCGGCAGGCACAGGAGTCCCGGGTTGATCGCATTGTCGAACTGGCGATGAACTACGACAACCTTGACGCAACCGATCGGATGAAACTGACCGCGTTGATCAAGAGTGAATATCGTGACATCAATGGTGTCGATCAGTTCGGCAACCCGACTCGTGTTTCGACGGTCCCTGCCGAGTTCCAGCGGTTCGTCGGCGCGATGCCGCAGCGCAACCAGACCACCGGGAACCCCGCGGTCACCGGAAGTGCCGGAGCGGGCGACACCGGGCCGTTCCTCGACCCCGAGGGTCGCATGTACCCGGCCGGCACGAAGATCACCATGCCGGATGGTGTGCCTGCGACCATCGACTCCCGGGGTCACGCGATTGCGGACACTCCCGCTGCAGGGGGTGCACCGGGAGCGCAGGCTCCGCAATTGGGGGACCCTGATGTCATCGACCTGTATGAAAATGCCGGCAAGATCGTGGGTTTGGAAGCGTGGATCAAGCGCAACGCGGCCGACTTGCCGCTCAACATCGGCGACTCGTTGAAAATTTCGCCGGTTTACGGTCGAGCAGCACAAGCATCCAAAATCATCCAGAACGATATCGTGCGCGGCTTTGTGAACATGGGTGGTGGCAAGGATGTGATCGCCAACCAGTACCGTCAGGAACTCAGTTCCATTGTGTCCATTGATCCGAAGATTTTCGGCAGTGAACGAGAACTACAGTTCAAGTTCCAGAACATCGACGCTGAACTGCGCAAGAAATTGAAGGACTACCAGAACACCGCGCAGACTGGGGCATCGCAAGACATGCGAACAACTGCCGCTGAAGGTGTGACGGTGATCAACAACATCATCGCACGCCTCAATGTGCCTCAGAAAAGGATCACGAGTCAGCAAGAATACGAGAAACTGCAGTTGGGCGAGAAGTATCTGTGGCTCGATGATCCGACGCCTCGGGTCAAGGGTGGGCGCAAATGAGCACCTGGGCACCACCGGAAACGGACCTGGAACAACCCGGGTCGGCTTCCCCGACATGGAAGCCACCAGAGGTCGATGATGTCGCTAGCCCCGAGGGCGGCGCAGGAACTCGCGTCGAGAACCCGGGGCTTGAGTCCTTCGGCGCGGGGGCTGTGGAGGGCGCAGGGGCCACGAGCGGCATGTGGGCAGGGGCACGCCTGGGCTCGCTGACCAGAAGCCCCTACGGGGTCGCGGTCGGCATGATCGGCGGGGCCATCATCGGCAGCGAGGCCGGTCAGGGGCTGCGTGAGGCTGTGGGCCTGCGTACCCCGCAGCAGATGGCACCGGATCAGCGGTCTCTGGCCGAGTTCACCTACTCGCTGGGCGGTGGTGCGGCAGCGGCGGCGACTCCGTTTGGCGCGGCTGCGGTGGGTCTCAGACTGCTGGAGGCCGGGCCCGGCAAGTGGTTGGCGAACGTGATGCGTCAGGTCCAGCGCAACCCGAAGACATTCGCAACCATCGAGGGTGCCGGCGTCCTGTCTGCGGCTGCGGGCGCCGGGGTGGCCGAGGTGCTTGATCCTGGTGATCCCCTGACCCGCACCCTCGGGGAGATCGGCGGCGCCATCGTGGACCCGGTGGGTCGTGCCGTCTCCGCGTGGAACGTGGGCAACAAGTTGTTCAACGCCGCGATGAGGAAGTGGGGTCGCAATGCCACCGAGATGCAACTCTCGAAGCAGATCCTCGACGGCATCGCTGCCAGTGGTGGCGACCCGGCCCAAGTGATCAAGGTTCTGGAGGCCGGCAACCCTTACGGGCTCACGGCGGCGCAGTTGACCGCCGACGAGACCCTCATGGGTATGGAGCGGGCACTGTCAAAAAAGAGCGACGTGTTCCACCAGAACCTCAAGGAGCGCGGGTTCCTGGCGCGTCAGGCGATGACGGCGCAGATCAACATGCTCAAGATGGACGGCAAACCTGAGCATCTGGAGACCATCGCTCAGTTGCGCAAGGCCCAGTTCGACTCGCTCATGGAGGAGCGGGTGACGATCGCTACCGCGGAGGCGAAGCGCATCGTGGAGCAAGGGGTTCGCAAGGGTCTGAGCGACGAGGCTCTCGGGGAACTGAGCGCCCGGGCTCGCGCTGCGCTGGACACCGAACTCGACCGTGCCGAGGACTACGTGAGCGACCTGTACGCAAAGGTCAACCTCAAGATGCCGGTTCGACTGGACCGCACGCTGCAAGTGATCGACGACATCCTCTCTCGCTCGGCTGATGAGTTGAAGGGTCAGAAGATCCCCGATTACCTGACCCGCACGGTTGCTGCGGCGCGCAAGGCTGGCAAGGGTAAGGCCACCTACGACCCCGAGACGTTCGTGATCACGGATGCCGTGGACGGTCCTGCGATGTCGGACTCGCGCAACCTGATCGACATCCGGCGCCAGTTGCTCTCAGATGCCCGCGCTGCCGAGATCGACCCGGCCAAGGCGATGCAGGCGGGCCTGAACAAGCGCCTCCAGGCTGCGATCATGGACGACCTCGACGTTGCATTCAAGGAGGGCATGGACGAGTCCTACGACAACGCCCGTGCGGCGAATCGTGCAATGGCGGATGTGTTCGAGCGGTCGTTTGCCGGCAAGGCAATGGCCCTCGGGAAGCGGGGGAAGATCATCGACCCCCGCGAGATGCTCAAGCGTGCGTTTGCCACGGGCAGTGAGGCGGCGAGTCTGAAACTGCGGGACCTCGAAGAAGCCACTCGCTTCATGGTCACTCGCGGCATGGCTGACGAGGGTGCCACCGACATCATGCTCAAGGCTCAGGAGGATGCGCTGCGCCTGATCTCCACGGCATCCATGAAGGACGGGCGCATCAATCCCGACACGATGGTTGAGTACATCCGCAAGAACGGCGCCCTGTTCAACCGGCCCCCGTTCACCTCGGTACGCGACGACCTTCTCGAAGCCGTCAAATCGGAGAACGGTCTGCGCCGGCTGGAGGACTTCGTGAAGCGTCGGGAGAACGACATCGGCAAGAAGTCCGCATTCGCACGGATCAGCGGCACCAACCCCGTAGATTACGCGAGCCGGATTCTGGTGTCCTCGGGCGACCAAGAGACCATGTTCACCAAGATGTTCAACATGGCCAAGAAGGGTGGCACCAACAAGCAAGGTGTGCAGGTCGTAACCCCGGAGCAGGGAGTATCAAGCGCCCGCGCCAGTGTGCTCAACGCCGCCTTCGAGCGGTCCAAGCAGGGCGGCGTGTTCAACCTCGACACGTTCCGCGAGTTGCTGTTCGTCCCGAGGGTCTCGGGTCAGAAGTCGCCGATCACGATCATGCGTGAACAAGGCATCATGGAGCCCGAGCAGATCGAAAACCTGAGCAAGTTGTTCAATACCCTGAACACGCTCAAGATCGCCGAGCGCCAGGGTGTTGGTGTTGATGCGAAGCAGAACATCGGGGAACTTGGGCTTCTGCTGGGGGCCAAGATCCTCGCGTCCAAGGCTGCAAGTTGGATGCAGCGGGCAACGGGTCAAAGCGGTGCGTCGATCATCATCGCCGGCAACGTGGCGAAGGCCACCGAACAGGTCGTGTCGAAGATCCCCGCGTCCAAGGTGGACGAGGTGGCGATCCGTCTGATGAACGACCCCCAGGCCCTTGCGAACGTGCTCAAGAAGACCACCACGGCGCAGGACAAAATGATCCAGTTGAGCCGGTTCCATTCGTGGATAATCCAGACCGGGGTCGGAGCAACCCGGGACTTCGGACCCGTTGAGATGTTCTCGCAGTAAGGACTACCATGACCATCAGTACCACCGACTCGCGCATCTCGTACAACGGCAACGGGGTCACCACCGTCTTCTCGTTCCCGTACCGGTTCCTGACCAACGGGGACATCGTTGTGGTGAGTGTCAGTTCGACAGGTGTCGAGACCGTCAAGACCCTGACTACTGACTACACCCTGACTGGAGCGGGTGACGATGCGGGCGGCAGTGTCACGATGCTCGTGGCGCCGGCCAGCGGCACGCGCCTGATCATCTATCGGGACACGGACATCACCCAGGAGACAGACTACATCTCGGGCGACCCGTTTCCGGCCGAGACCCATGAGCGAGCACTAGACCGGCTCACCATGATCGCACAGGAGATAGGGTCCGATGCTGATCGGTCGATCAAGGTGCCGGTGGGCGACTCGTCGAGTCTGAGCACCACGCTTCCAGCAGCGGCCAATCGACTTGACCGTCTTCTTGCTTTTGATTCTGCGACTGGTGAGGTCGAACTGTCGGGAATCACACAGACGCAAATTGCCAGCGCCGTGGCTGCAGCCTATGCCGCAGGGTCTACCGCTGACGCAGTGACCTTCCTGCAAGCCGGCACGGGTGCCGTGTCCGAAAGCGTTCAAGTCGCGCTGCGCCGCTTTGTGCATATCGATCAGTTCGGCGCGGTGGGTGATAGCACGACCGACGACCTGATCCCGCTGACTCGGTTCTTTGAGTCGGCCATTGCAAACCCGGGAGTCCCGCACATTCTCGGGAGCGCGATCTACGCAACGACCGGAGCGCTACCGACGATCAACGTCAGCAACGTGATCATTCGTGGCGCAGGAAGCACCGTACACGACATCTCGCCGCTGATGAATGGGACGGTCATCAAATACACCGGCACAGCGGGGGCCACGGTACTGACCATCTCGTCTATCTCCGGTGGCTCTAACCAGATGGTTTCCAATGTGGAGTTTTCTGGCATCGGGATCAACGCCAACAGCCTCGCTGACTATGGTCTCATCACTAACAGCTTGCGTGACAGTCTGATCGATGTGGCGGTGTGCGACGCCAAAGTGGACAACTGGAAAATAGGGGTAGTTGCAACGCTTGGTGAGGCGACAGACTTCCGCAGAAACCGCATCCGATACACCGGGCGCAGCGTGGACTATGCGAGCGGTGTGCCGCTTCGGTTGACCGGGGACAGTTCGGCCAATGTGTCGTTCAATGTATTCGAGGTTGTGGAAATCGTTCACAGGGACGGCATCGGGATCATTGAGGAAAACGCGGACAACAACCTCTGGCAGTCTGTTCGCGTGTACCGGGCTGCTGGCGGTTCTGCTACCAACTCAATTGAATGGCGAGGTGGCGCATCGGCTGGCGTTGCGTGCCGCGACGAGCGGTTCGTGAATCTTTCAACCACGGTCGCCGCAATTGCCAAGGGAACGGGAACATACACAGTCGGTGCGACGACCATCGTCATTGATTTTCTGGATGTGACCAACTCCACCCCGACGCCCACCGAGGAGACTGGTGCGACCATCATGGACGGGAAATGGCGCACATTCACTTCCACCATTACGGCGACGGCTGGCGCGTTCACCTCGGTGTCTGGTGCCATCCGGTATCTGCGTGAACTGCGACGCTGCCAGATCGAGTTGGTCATCGTCATCACGACTGCCGGCAGTGCGGCTGGTGCGGGGTCCACCATGACGGCGACTCTGCCTTGCACGGTCGGGAGTGCCGCAACTAGCCGGGCATTCGGGTCCGTATCGTCCACCGGCGTCGGCGTGTTGGGCACGTTTGTCGCGGCCGGCACCACACTCAACTCGATTGCCTTGGTGACCGGGGCGACCGCGGTGGTCAACGGCTACACGATCGTGATGAATGGTGTTTGTGAGACGGCATAATGAAGGCACTTCGAGACTGGTGGTTCTGCTTCCAGTGGAAGCGCAGGGCGCGTGCTGACAAACGGGCCGGAAGATGGCCACTATGACGAAAGCGAGCGATGCAGGATGATGAGAAAATCACAGACTCTGAGTGGCTGCGACTGCAGCGGGTTGAACACGACAGGAGGAAATGGCTATGGGCGCGGCTGAAGTCATTGGGTGGGTGGATCGTCGGAGTTCTAACCGCGATGTGGGCCACCGTCGACGCCGTGGGGAAACTGCTCGACTGGGTTCGCCGATGACTCGCAAGACCGCGGATTGGCTCCACCAGTACCGCTGGTGGCCATGGCTGCTCACGCTGCTGATCCTCCCGATCCAACTGTGGTCACCGTCGTACTGGTTCGAGGTGCGCTCGGTTCTCGTGTCCAGCGTGAAGCAGGGAGACCCGGTGACCATGGTCGTGGAGCGCAACATCAAGCGCCCGTTTCGTGGCGACTGGGATGTCACGATTCGTCAGTGGGATGGTGCCGGGTGGGTGACGTACTGCAACGCCAACGGGGCGAGCAACTATCGCCCAGATGCTCGGTTCCCGGTTCCGCTGACGCTGAAGTGGTGGACCGATGGTCAGTGCACCAACTTCGACAATGGGCGATACAAGGTCACGACCACATGGCGCGTGCTCGACATCCCACTGATTCAGGATCGCGTGATCACGGTTGACAGCAACGTGTTCGAGGTGCACCCGTGACCCTCGCTGAAATGCTCCGGCGAGACGAGGGTGTGGTGCGCCATGCGTACCAAGACCACCTCGGCTACTGGACCATCGGGGTCGGGCGCCTGATCGACCAGCGCAAAGGTGGCGGGCTTTCGGACGATGAGATCGACTACCTCCTGCACAACGACATCCGGCGCAAGACGGCCGAGGTCGCCAAAGCCTTGCCGTGGATCTCGGGGCTCAATGGTGCCCGGCAGGCCGTGCTCGTAGGCATGGCGTTCCAGATGGGCACCGAGGGTCTCCTGAAGTTCAAGAACACCCTCGCCATGGTTCAGGCTGGCGACTACGAGGGTGCTGCCAAAGGAATGCTCCAGAGCCTGTGGGCCCGGCAGACGCCGGAGCGTGCGGCGCGGATGGCGAAGCAGATGCGAACAGGAGAGTGGACATGAACCCCTTGCTTCTCGGGCCTCTCTTTGACCTCGGCGGCAAGATCATCGAGCGCATGTTCCCGGATCCATCGGCCAAGGCTGCTGCGGAACTGGAACTGCTCAAGATCGCTCAAGCCGGGGACCTGCAGACCGTTTTGGCGCAGCTTGAGATCAACGCCAAGGAGGCCACGCACACCAGCGTCTTTGTCTCGGGCTGGAGACCGTTTGTCGGCTGGTGCTGTGGCGCGGGGTTCCTGTGGGCCGCGATTGGTCAGAACGTGTTTGCCTATGTGGCCGCGATCAAGGGGTGGCCGGTACCCCCGCCCATCGACACCGAGGTGCTCCTGTACGTGCTGGGCGGGATGCTGGGCTTGGGCACGCTGCGCAGTGTCGAGAAGGTCAAGGGTGCGGCTTAGCCTGCTTGGTCCATGCCAGCCATCCGGCGAAGTTCTTCGTAAGCGGCAATCCAATCATCTTCCCCATAAAACCCGCATCCGTACCTGTCGGCAGCTTGGTGCATTGAACGGGCTTGTAGCGTCCACCTCTCCCGCTCTGCTGCTGTAGCGGCCTGCCAGGCCTTCCACAGGCATCGACCAAGCGGGTAATCTAGGCGGTCCTCACGATCACCAGAAGCAGTCATTTCGTTGGCGACGGCCCACGCCTCAAATTGCTCTCGCTGTTTGTCCATCACTTGAGCCACTCCCCCGGCACCGCCTTCGAGTAGGTCGTGATCTGCGTGGCCTTTGCACCCTTGAATCCAGCATCGGCCTTCACCTGACTCAGGTAGAACTCCCGGGCCAGCACCCCGGGGCACGCGGAGAGGTCGAAAGCGTTGCCGTGG